GTGGCAGAGCCGGACATGGGCTACCTTCACCGTCACGGTGACGCCGTCGATCAGCACCACCTCATGGCTCCAGTCGAACTGGTAGGCCTCTCCCGGCGCGAAGGTCAGCGGCACGAAGGCGGCTGCCGTGCCCGATCCCTGTGCCTGCTTCCAGGTCGAGGCATAGCGCCGAACGGCATCGTAGCCGCCCTCATACCCGTGCCCCCGAAGCTCTTCGAAAAGTTGCATCACGGTCAGCCGCTCACGGCTGGCACGGGCGGCATTGGTCGCCAAAAGCCTGTCCGGTTCGCCCAGCAAGGCGCCCAGCTTCGGTCGGGGTTGAACCGTGCGCTTGTAGCCGAACTCGGTCGCCCCGGACCGAACCACCTTCCGCACAACCTTCTTCGACAGGTTCAGCTCACGGCAGATCGTCTTGATCCCCATGCCCTCACCGAAGTGCATGCGCCTGATCTTCGCTATCGTCTCCACAACCAGCATCCCGCAAGACGTCCCCCGAATGTTCCCCGGGCGGACTATGGACCGCGCCGGGTCTGCCGGAGGCTGATTTTCGTTAGCTACGCGGCCATGGCTTCAGTTTCCAGAGCGGTGTAGAAGTTCGCCTCGGCTTCGGCTGGCGGTATGTTCCCGATGGGCTCCAGCAGGCGGCGGTTGTTGAACCAATCGACCCATTCGAGGGTTGCGTATTCGACGGCCTCGAAGCTGCGCCAAGGGCCGCGACGGTGGATGACCTCGGCCTTGAGAAGCCCGTTGATCGTCTCGGCCAAGGCGTTGTCATAGCTGTCACCGACGCTGCCGACCGAAGGCTCGATGCCAGCTTCGGCCAGTCGTTCAGTGTATTTGATGGACAGGTATTGCGATCCGCGATCCGAATGGTGGACCAGCCCCATGCCCTTGGTCGGGCGCCGTTCATGAACCGCCTGTTCGAGGGCATCGAGAACGAACCCGGCATGAGGGGATGTGCTGACGCGCCAGCCCACGATCTTGCGGGCGTAAGCGTCGATGACGAAGGCGACATAGACGAAGCCCTTCCAGGTGGCGACATAGGTGAAGTCGCTGACCCACAGCATGTTCGGCGCCGGCACCCGAAACTGGCGGTTCACCTTGTCCAGCGGACACGGCTGCTTCTTGTCGGGGATCGTCGTCCTGTGCGGCTTTCCTCGGATAATGCCCTGAATATCCATGTCCTTCATCAACCTCGCGACAGTGCAGCGGGCGACATCGAAGCCCTCACGCTGGAGTTGCCGCCAAACCTTCCGCGCGCCGTAGACGCTCCAGTTGTCCTCGAAGACGCGCCGGATCTCGGGGCGCAGCGCCTCGTCCCGCCGCGCACGATCTGACAACCGGGACGGATCGGCCCGCTTTGCCAGGTGATCATAGTAGGTGGACGGGGCGAGCGGCAGCACGTCGCAGATCGGCCTTCGCCATCGGGCTCGAACCGATGGCACCTCGATGGCTCAGCCCCGTGCGCATCGCGGTGCGCGTCGATGAAACCCACCATCATTTCGACCGGCGGTCGAGCTCCGCCATCGCAAAATACGCTGACGCCTTGCGCAGGATCTCGTTCGCCTGGCGCAACTCCCGGTTCTCGCGTTCCAGCGCCTTCATGCGGTCGGCCATCTCGGTCGGGATGCCCGCGCGCCGGCCGCTGCTGACCTCGGCCTTCTTGACCCAGTCGTTCAGGGTCTGAGGCGTGCAGCCGATCTTCGCCGCGATCGACATCACCGCCTGCCAGCGCGACGGATGCTGGGCCTCGGTGTCGAGAACCAGACGAACGGCCCGCTCGCGAACTTCAGGGGAAAACTTGTTCGTTGTCTTGCTCATGATGCTCCATCCTACTCAAGAGTTGGAGCCTCCGGCAAACCCGGAGCGGTTCACCCTTCTCCCTCGCGTAGACTTCAAGCATCCAGACAAAGAACGAGTAATACCTGAAGCGAAGCGTGATGGTGCTGATGCCCGGCAGCAGGGATTGGTAGATCGCTTCGATGGGGCGCTGCATTCCAAGCGGATCAAGACCGCCATCCTGGCCGAGTTCAGTCCATTCAGGGAAACCCGGCCCAAAATCCTTCATCGTCAATCAACCGTCTAGAAAACCACGGAGTGATGATGGCGGGAACTGGAATCTCGCGCAACTGCGAGTTGCCCGCCATTGGCTGCGTGTGCCCGCTTATGCGTGCTGGTGCGGTTTTTCTGTTGCGGTGTTGATGTGGCGTTGATGTAGACTGGAACGCCAAAAACCCGACGGTTTGCGTCGGGTTCTAAGCATCTGATATGTCTGCGAATTTTGGTTGCGGGGGCAGGATTTGAACCTGCGGCCTTCAGGTTATGAGGGCTACCCCTGCATCCGGAATAACCTCGTGATTTCCGCTTGTTAGCTGATTTTCTAGGTCGCAACGTCGGCGTCGTGTCGCACGGAACAGCCGCAAACACTTGGGAGGAAACGGGAATCACCCCAGCAGCTTCGCCTCGACCATGGCCATCGCCTTTTGGTGGTCGGGCGAGGGGAACAGGTGACCGTAGCGTTCCATGGTCATCTGGATGGAGGAATGGCCCGCGAAGGTCATGATCTCCTTGATCGAGAAGCCCTGCTCGATCCACAGCGACACGGCGAAGTGGCGCAGGTCATGCCAGCGCATCGTCGCCTCGACCTTTTCCAAGAGCTTGCGGAACCGGGCCTGCGTCTTGGTATGCTGCAGGATTCCGCCCTGCGGCGCGGGGAAGACCAGATCGAGGTCGTTCTTCGGGCAGCGCAGTTTCCAGCGGCGCAGGGCGTTCAACACCATCGGCCCGGCCGGGATGTCGCGGAAGCCTGCTCGCGATTTCGGCTCGCCCATCTGGTTGTAGGCATCGGCGCGCTGGCGGATCTGGAGGAAGCCCCTGTCGAAATCCACGTCCTGCCAGCGCAGGCCCCTGAGTTCCGAGGCGCGCAAGCCGCCCAAGGCCGACACGATCAGGTGCGGTTTGAAATCCTCGTCGGCCGCCTCGATCAGGGCGCGGATCGCCTCCTTGGTCGGGACCGGGGCCTTGTGCTCGATCCGGCTGGACTTGATCACCCGCACGCCTTGGGCGGCGTTGGTGAACAGTTGGCCGTTGTCGATGGCGTGGTCCAGCGCCAACCTCAGCACCGACAGCGCGCGGCGGGTCAGGTGTTCCGACCGACCGTTCAGCAGCAGGCGGTCGCGGAACTCGTTGACATGGCGGCGGGTCAGTTGGGCGATCAGCTTGTCCCCGATGCCGATCTCGGGCGCGGTGATGTGCAGGCGCACATAGTCGCTGTAGCCCCGCAGGGTGGACCGCTCCATCCGCCGCCCGGTCTTGCAGCGCACTTCGCAATGGTCGAGCCACGCCTTCGCCGCCTCGGCCACCGTCGTGCTGTCGCTGTCGGCCAGATAGGTGTGGTTAGCGACCAGCGAGCGGACCTTGACCAGATAGACGTCCGCATCCTTGCGGCGCGGGAACAGCTTGGACCGGCGCTTGCCAGCCTGGTCGGTGAAATCCACCTGCCAGCGGACCAGTCCCGAGGGCAGCGTGCGTTTGCGGATTGTGGCCATCCGGATTTCTCCATGTTTGGCAATGGTTTGAACGGCACCAAACCCCTGCATTGCCATCGGTTTCGCGGCATGGCGAGGCAAGAGTGGACCCCGCAAGCCAGTATCGGATTTTTACTCCGAAACCATCTTGTGCGCCAGAGGTTTCGGAGTTATGGTCCGAAACATCCTGAGGAGACATCTGCACCGATGGCCAAGCTGAGCGACCTCGTCCCCACACTGGCACAGGTTCTGCCGATGCCAGAGCAGACAGTGGCGATGTACGCGCGTCACCTGCGTGAGGCCAAACTGATCTCGTCGGGAGGGAGAGGGCCGGGCGCGGCGCAAATGACCGCGACTGACTGCGCGCGGCTGCTGATCGCGATCATGGCGGCCGATCAGGTCAAGGACGCTGCCAGTGCCGTCGAAGCCTACTGGCCGCTTGTGAGGGAGGAGATCGACACGAAATTGGGCCTGCCGGTAGATAAGCGTGAGGGATGGGCCGATCTCCCGGAAGTGATCCTCGACATCATGATGCCGGATGGCAACGAGGAGCAGAGCTTTGGGGAAACTGTCGCTTCCCTGATTGAGGGAGTCCGTACTGGCACCCTGCCCCAAGCAATGGGCTGGATGCGGGATGCCTTCTTGCGCATCGAGATCGAGCGGCGGTTTCTGACAGGCAAGATCGCCTTCCAGAACGATAATGCTGGCCTTGGCTATCCACAGCTTGCCCTTCTGGCGCAGTTCGAATTGCCGGAAGGCCCAGAGCGGGAGCGAAGGGAACAAGAGGACTTCAGCGTCGGCGGGGATGCCATGATCACCTTCGCCGTCGGCTACAGAACGATCAACGCGCTGGGCGCGCTGATCCGCACCTAGGAGGACAGGACATGCAGGAAGGAATGCGGGCTGGTCCCGCCACGGGAGAGGCTTGCCCGGCGCTGGCCGACGATCTGTTGCGCGGTGCGGATGCCATTGCGCAGTTCGTCTTCGGCGACGCGGGGCAGCGGCGGAAGGTCTATTACTACGCCAGCGAGGCCAAGGTGAAGCTGCCGGTCTTTCGGATGGGCAATGTCATCTGTGCGCGGAAATCCCGGCTCATCGGCTGGATCGAGATGCAGGAGGGCGCGCAATGAGCGAGGACTGGCTTCTCGACATCACCACCGACGATCATGTCGTGCTGGGCAATCGCATCCGGGGCTGTCGCGACGTGCTGATGCATGTTGTGCGGCAGTCCCTGCCCGGCACCTCGCCCCACATCGAGGCGCGACAGGCGGTGGCCGCGCTGGACCGGCTGCGGTCCGAACTGGACTGCACGCTCCGGGTCACGACGCCGCGGGACCGCGATCCGCGCCACATCGCCGAGCGGGTCTACTACGGGCCGCAGCGCCTGATCGGCAGCCTGGCCGGGTATGAAGAACGCTGGAACGACGACTTCGCGATGTGGGACCTGGTGGAGGAGGATTGACCATGGAGGACGCGACCCGCCTGACCGACGACACGACCGGCGATGACGCAGGCGGCGCGTTCCCCATTGCCCTGCCCGAGGATCCGACTGACCTGCGCCTGGCGCTTCATCGCAACGGCTATCGCCCGGTGCCGGTGCTTGGCGCGCATGTCGCGATGAAGGCGGCGGGCAAGCGGCCGATGATGAAGGGATGGGAGACGGTCTGCGCCAGCGCCGACGAGGCCGAGATCGCCCGCTGGGCGCGGGCGCAGCGCAACTGCACCAACACCGGGCTTCTCTGCGGCGATCTGGTCGGCGTCGATATCGACGTGCTGGACGCAGGCCAGGCAGACCGGCTGCGGGACATGGGCTTGGCGATGCTCGGCCCGACGCCGCTCCTGCGCATCGGCAAGGCCCCGAAATGCCTGCTTGCCTTCCGCACCGATGCGCCCTTCGACAAGGTGCAGACCAGCGAGTTCCAGATGCTGGACGGCACGGTGGCGCGCGTCGAGGTGCTGGCGACCGGGCAGCAGTTCGTGGGCTTCGGCATCCACCCGGGCACGAAGGCGCCCTACCACTGGCCCGACCGCTCGCCGCTCAATGTGCCGCTGGCCGATCTGCCCTTGGTCAGCCGCGACACCTGCGCCGCCTTCATCGCCGCCGCCGAGCAGGCGTTGCGCAAGGCGGGCGGCCAGACCAGCACAGAGAAGCGCGACATCGACCGCGAGGGGCGCAAGGTCGCGGGCCTGAAGCCCAAGGAAGCCCCGTCGCAGGATCTGATCGCGGAGGCCATCGCCCATATCCCGAACAACGACCTGCCCTATGACGACTGGATCAAGGTGGGTCTCGCCCTCTATGCCGCCCTCGGCCCCGATGGCCGCGCCCTGTGGGAGGCCTGGTCGGCGGAGGCCGCGAAGAACGACCCCGCCCACACCGCGCAGAAGTGGGACAGCTTCGCCACCGTGCGCAATGTCACGGTCGGCACCCTCTTCTGGCTGGCCCGGCAGAACGGCTGGCGGGCCGAGAAACACCGCCGCGTGCGCACGACCCACCCCAGCCGGGAGGCATCCGACGATGGCGCGGCCGAGGGCAACCGCCCTCTCATTCGCATCCGCGCGGGCATGATGCCCGAGACCATCGACGAGGCGGAACAGGCGCTGCTGGGGGCAGGGCTGGGCCTCTACCAGCGCGGCAGCATCGTCGTGCGCCCGGCCATGGTGCCGGTGGCGATCTCGGGCGGCAGGCAGATCGACGCGCCGCGCCTCATCCATGTCCGGGCCCACCACATGGCCGAGGCCTTCACCAAGGCCGCATATTGGGAACGCTACGACATGCGTGCCGGGGACTGGATCCCCACCGACTGCTCTCAGCGTCTCGCAGAAACCTATCTGGCGCGTGAGGGCCAGTGGCGTCTGCCGGTGCTGACCGGGATCATCAACGCGCCCACGCTGCGCGAGGATGGCTCGATCCTCGACCAACCGGGCTATGACGCGCAGACGGGCCTCCTGTTCGACCCGCAGGGTGAACGCTTCCCCCTTCTGCCGCGCGAGCCCGACCGCGACACGGCCCTCCGGGCACTGGCCTTCCTGCGTGACCTGATCGGCAGCTTCCCCTTCGTGACGCCCGCCGACCGCTCCGTGGCGCTGTCGGCCATCCTGACCACTTTGATCCGCCGTTCGCTGCCCACGGCACCGCTGCACGGGTTCAACGCGCCGACCGCTGGCACCGGCAAATCCATGCTGGTCGACATCGCCAGCATGATCGCCACCGCACGCCCCGCGCCGGTCATCGCGCAGGGCAAGACCGAGGAGGAGATGGAAAAGCGGCTGGGCGCGGCGCTTATCGCGGGCGACGTGCTGATCGCCATCGACAACTGCGAGGAACCGCTGGGCGGCGAGTTGATCTGCCAGGCGATGACCCAGACCAGCCTCAAGGTGCGCATCCTCGGCACGTCGCTGAATGCCGAGGTGCCGAGCAATGCGACGATGTTCGCGACCGGCAACAACCTGACCTTCGTGGGCGACATGACCCGCCGCGCAATCCGCGCGACGCTCGATGCCGGGGTGGAGCGGCCCGAGCTGCGCGCCTTCGACCGCGATCCCCTCGCCCTGGTGGCGGCCCGGCGCGGCGATTACGTCACGGCGGGGCTGACGATCCTGCGCGCATTCCACCTTGCAGGCCGCCCCGAGCAGAGCGTGCCGCTCGGCTCCTTCACCGCCTGGTCGGGATGGGTGCGCGATGCGCTGATCTGGCTGGGCGAGGCCGACCCTTGCGAGACCATGGAGGGCATGCGCGGCGCGGATCCCAAGCTCGAGGCGCTGACGGCCGCGCTGGAGGAATGGCGATCGGTGATTGGCACCGACCGCGTGACCGTGCGCGAGATCATCGAACGCGCCGCCGCCCAGCAAACCCAGCTGTTCGGCAAAGCCGAATACGTGAACCCCGAGTTCCGCGAGGCCCTGCTCCGCGTCGCGGGCGAGGGCGGTGCGATCAACGGCACGCGGCTCGGCAAGTGGCTGTCGCAACACCAGAACCGCATCGTCGCGGGCCACCGCATCATCGCGGCGGGCACCACCGGCAACCGGGCGCGCTGGCAACTGGACATCGTGGCGACCGAAGCTGCGGCCTCTCCCGACGGTTCTGATCCGTTCCGGAGGGCTGCCAATGCGTGACGTCCAGTCCCGAATGGCCCGGTTAGGTTGGGTGGGTTGGGTTAGGTGCTCCCCGCCGGGAACAATGTTTGTCACCGAAACTGTCGGTGACGTGGCATGGCCATCGTGCCGACATGACGCCACGCGGGATGCGTGCGTGATGACACTTTTGGGGATGGGCCGGGATCACCTCACCCAACCCACCCATCCTAACCAGACGGATCGGGAACGGGCGGCAGGGCTCCGGACGGCCCGTGAAAACATCAGAACCATCGGGATCGCCGGGCGGTTCCTCCCGGGCCAATCCGTATGCGGGGGAGCGCAGCGCATTGGCCCGCCAGCGTCAGAGGACGGAAATGACTAAACTCGACAGCGCCGAGACCAAGACCGCCTTCGCCGCCCGCGTCGGCCTGACCAAGGGGCGCATCTCGCAACTGGTGGCCGAGGGCCTGCCGGTACGCCCGGACGGGCAGATCGACGTGGCGGTGGGCCTCGCCTGGATCGAGGACAACCTTGACCCGGCCCGGCGCAACAGGGGAGGCACCGTTGCAGCTCCTGCCCGCGTCTCGACCACGCTGGCAGAGGCCAAGCGGCTGCATGAGATCGTGAAGGTGCAGCGCGCCAAGCTGGCCTTCGAGAAGGAACAGGGTCTGCTGGTGGAAACCGCCGCCGCCACGCGCACGGTGTTCGCCCGCGCGCGTGCCGAACGCGACGCCCACATGGCATGGGTTCAGCGCACCGCCCCGCTCTTGGCCGCCGAGGTCGGGGCCGATCCCCGTGCCACCTTCGCCGCGCTGGACCGGATGATGCGCGAGCATCTGGAACACCTGGCCGACCTGCCCTTGGGGAGTTTTGGCGATGGTGCCTGAGATCGACCTCGCCTGGCGGCGTGGCATCCGCCCGGAACCGCCAATCCCGGTGTCGGACTGGGCCGATCGCCATCGCATCCTGCCGCCCACCTCGGCGGAACCGGGACGCTGGCGCACGGACCGCACGCCTTACCTGCGCGCCGTGATGGACGCCCTGTCCACCTCCAGCCCCTTTGAACGGGTCGTGCTGATGAAGGGGGCGCAAACCGGTGGCTCCGAGGCCGGGCTGAACTGGCTGGGCTACATCATCCAGAACGCCCCCGGCATCGCCATGCTGGTCATGCCCTCGCTCGACATGGTGCGGCGCAACACCACCGTACGGATTGATCCGCTGATCGAAGCCACCCCTGCCCTGCGCGATCTGGTGTCGGCCCCGCGTTCCCGCGACGCCGGGAACAGCCTGTTCCGCAAATCCTTCCCCGGCGGACAACTGGTGATGACCGGCGCGAACAGCGCGGTGGGGCTGCGATCCACGCCCGTGCGGTATCTGTTCCTGGACGAGGTGGACGGCTATCCCGGCGACGCCGATGGCGAGGGCGATCCCGTCGATCTGGCCATCCAGCGCACCACAACCTTCCGGGGACGACGCAAGATCTACATGGTCTCGACGCCCACGCTGAAGGGCCATTCCCGCATCGAGGCCGCCTTCGAGCACAGCGACCGGCGCTTCTACCACGTCCCCTGCCTGCATTGCGGCGACATGGCCCCGATCACCTGGGCGCGCATCCGCTGGCCCGAGGGGCGGCGCGACCAGGCGCATCTGGTCTGCGAGGCCTGCGGCGGGGTCCACCACGAGCACGAGAAGCCCCGCCTGCTGGCCGCGGGCGAATGGCGCGCGACCGCCGAGGGCGATGGCCGCACCGCGGGCTTCCACCTCTCCGCACTCTATTCGCCGTGGGAAACATGGGCCGAGATCGCCGCCGAGCATGGCCGCGTCCGCAAGGATCCCGCGCGCCTGCAGGTCTGGATCAACACCAAGCTGGGCGAATCCTGGGAGGACCAGGCGGGCGATACCGTCCCCGCCGATCCGCTGATGGCGCGGCGCGAGGATTGGGGCAGCGACCTCGCCCCCGGCGTGGCCGTGCTGACGGCGGGCGTCGATGTGCAGGGGGACCGGATCGAAGTGCAAATCGTCGGCTGGGGCCGCGACGAGGAGGCATGGGTCATCGACTACCGCGTGCTCTGGGGCGATCCTTCTGGCCCGCGCCTCTGGTCCGATCTCGATGGCGTGCTGAACGGCACCTATGGCGATCTGCTCGTGCGATCCGTCGCGGTGGACACTGGCGGCCACCACACCAAGATGGCCTACGAATTCTGCCGCACCCGCCTCGCCCGCCGCGTCTGGGCGATCAAGGGCCGTGGCGGACCAGGCATCCCGGTCTGGCCCCGCCGCCCCACCCGCAGCAACAAGGCAAAGATCCCGCTCTTCATCGTCGGCGTCGATGCCGTGAAGGACGCCGTCTACGCCCGCCTGAAACTGACCGAACCTGGCCCCGGCGCGATCCACTTCCCCCGCCGCCTCGACGCCGACTATTTCCGCCAGCTGACCGCCGAACGCGTCGTCACCCGCTTTGAAAAGGGCCGCCCCATCCGCTGCTGGCAACCCAAGCGTGACGGCGAACGCAACGAGGCGCTGGACACCTTCGTCTACGCCCACGCCGCCCTGCACGGCCTGATCAGCATGGGAATGCAGTTGAACGAGGAGGTGGAAAGAATAGTTGGACGTGCGGCGATGCCGCAACGCCCTACGTCAGGTGCAATCAGGTCTGCATGGATGGGGTGAACAGGACGCCCGTTCGAATGGCACAATCTAAACACCCCGCGGACACCGCAGCTATGACTTGCAAACTGGACCCCGAACGGCGAAAAAGAACCTCAACGGGTAGGCATCAAGCTACCACTAGCATCGAAATGTTGAGAAAGGAGCACTCTTGGGACGCGCTGGGACGAAAAGCCAACGGCTTGAAAGCGATAGCGAGACGCTCGTCGGTCAAGCGGTTGCCGACCTAATCCAGAGGTCTTTGAGCCCTGAGGAGATTGACCTTGCTTACAGTCAGAACGCACCCAAGGCTCATCGCCGAAGATTTGCCCAGTTCTTTACTCCACCTGCAATCGCCTCACTTATGGCAGACTGGGTTGCAGAAAAGACCCCAATGCGAGTGCTCGACCCCGCATTAGGGACAGGAATACTCACCCGGGCGGTATTGAAGCGTCTCCCGAAGGCCAAGGTAATTGGCTACGAAATTGACTCGGCGGTCGCAGTTGCGGCCAAAAAGGCCATGTTCCTTGCCGGAATCGATATCGAACTTCGAGAGGCTGATTTCCTAGATTGCGATCCGAATGAGCGGTTCGATGGTGTGATTGCAAATCCACCGTATCTCCGCCACCATGATCTCCCCCGTTCTGCACAACGCATTGCACAAATTGGACGCGCATGCGACATGCAGCTTTCTGGACTAACAAACGCCTATGCACTCTTCCTCCTTGACTGCTGCCGACGCCTTAACACTGGCGGACGGCTAGCATTCATCATCCCAACTGAATGGACCAACTCGAATTTTGGAAAACCGATCAAAGAATACCTTCTGAAGAATGGCTTCTTGCGCGCGATCATTTATGTCTGCCACACGAACACAGTTTTTGAGGATGCACTGACTACATCAAGCATACTTCTAGTTGAAAAAGCGGAGACCCCATCTGGTTTGGTGAAAACGCTCTTCGTTTCAAGTGAAACAGAGCTGCCTCAATTGGATGAACTTTTCGGAGATGGTTCACTAAGGGAGCCCAAAGCTGCACGTGATTTCTTGTCAGACCAGTTGCTTCAAACTGCGAAGTGGGACGCCTTGATTCGCCGTGGCGACACACCCGTTCCTAATGGATTTGTGCCATTGCGACTGCTAGCGACTACCAAGCGTGGTATTGCTACGGGGGCGAATGGATTTTTCCATATCCCGCTTTCGATTGCTCATCAGTTTGGACTCTCTGAAAGGCGTCTCATCCCCTGCGTCGGAAAGGCCAATGACGTTACCTCGCTTAACTTCGATGTCGAGGACTTCGCCGAACTAATTGAGAAAGGGCGACCAAGCCATCTAATCAACTTGACGGGTGAACTTTCTGCTGAAGAACAGGCATACGTTCAGCGCGGAGAGGCCGAAGGACTGCATCAGAGGTATCTGACACAAAAGCGGTCGCCCTGGTATTCGAACGAGAAGATTCATGTTGCGCCAATCTGGGCAGCAGTATTCGGTCGAGAATGCATGCGCTTCATTGTCAACTCTGCGAGAGTGGCGAACTTAACCGCATTTCACGGTGTTTACCCACTGCAGTCGGACTCAACGTTCGTCAACGCACTCGCCGCAGCTTTGAACTCAAATGTTGTTCAGGATGTAATGAAAAGCGAAATGCGTGTTTACGGCGGCGGCCTTAACAAAGTTGAGCCGCGAGACCTGCTCGAAATCAAGGTGCCTGATCTGCGCGGCTGCTCATCTGCGACACTTGAAAGGCTGAGCGCACTGATGATCGGCCAACGCAGATCGCATTTCACTGACACGGAACTCAGAGAGTTGGATGAATTGGCACTATCGGCAGGAAATGAGGCGGCGCGCCACGTTGACCGCCCTAAGTCGGTGGCACCACAGCCTTCCAGAAAAGAGCCGAGTCAATTTTCGTTGCCCCTCCTGTAGGGACAACGTAAGCATCATGCCTCCCCAACTCCGTCCGTCGCCTCTCTACAGCGAAGTCTGGCATCGTCGTATGAGCGTCGATCCTTGTTCCCGAGGTGATCGGGATCATTATGGTGTTCTTTCCTTGACTCTTGTCGGGAGTCTCTAGTCTGAAGCCTGTCCCAGAAGCGATGATCGAAAATATTTCGTGCACGCTCAGGGCATAGATAGAGTCAAAGAAAACCTGCACGTATGCCTGTGGAACATCGTGTCTCTCGATCCAGCGATGTACGATCCGTAGATCTTCAATCTTCACGGTGAAGCTAAGAAAGTCTTTGTCGTTCAGCTTCTTTCCCGCTTTTCGATCCGCCTTAACTTTCATGTAATGCAGAGCTTCGACTTTGCTGGAACGAACCTCAATGGCAGCTGAGGCTTTCCTCACAAGGTCCGTAAGTTCCTCAGTCGATTGCAGTGTAAGATCAGAAATGTCAGTAACTGAGCGAGGGAACACAAGGAGATCCGGCCTTTTCCCTCTCAAGCGTACGTCTTCTAATCTCGCGTAGTAAAATTCTTTGAACCCCTCCGCCCCTGCTGCAATACGGTCCGAGTCGCCATAATGGCTTACAGTGTGATCCGGGAGAACTGCCTGAAGAGATGAAGCAAGGAGACCCTCTGCCCAATCTCCCATCGCACGATTGGCAAGAAACTCAGACCTTGCATCGCCCGGGGCGCGCGGCGCTTTAGCTGGGACGTCGCCCGCACCACCAAACTTCAAAAGCTCTTTTGGAGCACCTAGGGCCGTCAACTTCCTCACAGCATCGTCAATGCTCTTGTTGATCTGATCGATGTACCGAGCCATGAATGCACCACTTTGTGTTTTCAGAAAGGCTATCAGCCCCGGCTGTTCATGCACAAGAGCCGAAACAATAAAGACCGCGGACACTGCGGTCCCGAAGATTCCCAATAGCTCGCTCCACCCCCGCCATGCGAGTCTCCCCGCATGCGCAGCCTGCTCCACCGCCTTTTCAGCCGCCCCGGCGCCCGTGCGTTTGACGCTGCGGGTGGTGGTCGGCGTTGGGAGGGCGCGCGGACGGTCGATGGGCTGAACACGGCGATCCTGGCGGGTGCAACCACGGCGGCGCGGCGGGCGGGGTGGTATGCGCGCAATAACCCGTGGGTCGCGGCGGCGGTGGACAGCCTGGTAGGCAATGTCGTCGGCGCAGGCATCAAGCCGCAATCGACCCACCCCAACCGGGCGGTGCGAGAACGGCTGCAGATGCTCTGGCTGCGCTGGACCGATCACGCCGCCTCGGACGGACTGGCCGATTTCTACGGGCTGCAGGCCATGGCTGTGCGGGCGATGATGGAGGGCGGCGAGAGCTTCGCACGGCTGCGCGTAGTGCCTGACGCCTCCGCCGTTCCTTTGCACATCGACCTGCTGGACCGGGACCAAGTGCCGCTGGACCTGCATCGGGACATCGGCGGCGGCGCGCGCATACGGGCTGGCATCGAGTTCAACGCCATGGGGCAGCGCGCCGCCTATTGGGTAATGCGCGACCGGCCCGGCGATCCACTCACTTCCCTGCGGCTGGAACCGCTGCGCCTCCCCACCGCCGACTGCCTCCACCTGTTCAAGCCCCTCGCCGCTGGCCAGTTGCGCGGGATCACCTGGCTTGCCCCAGTGCTGCTACGGCTGCACGAGTTGGACCAGTTCGAGGATGCAGCACTGGTGAAGGCCAAGGTGGCGGCGCTGTTCACTGGCTTCATCACCGATCCCGACGGTACGGCGGGCGGCCTGACGGGCAGCAATACCAACGGCGCGCTGACCGTCGGCATGGAACCCGGGAGCCTGATCCCCCTGCCACCCGGCACTGATATCCGGTTTTCCAACCCGACCGAGCATGACGCCTATGCGCCCTTTGTGAAGAACCACCTGCGCGCCGTGGCCGCTGGCATGGGCCTGCCCTATGAACTGGTCTCGGGCGATCTGGAGGGTGTCACCTATTCCTCGATCCGCGCCGGGCTGATCGAGTTCCGCCGCAGGGTCGAGCAACTGCAGCACAACGTTGTGGTGCATCTGTTCTGCCGTCCGGTCTGGGAGCGGTTCGTGCGGCTGGCGGTGCTGACCGGCGATCTGCCCGCGCGGGACTTCGACCGCGATCCTGCCGCGTATCTCGGCTGCGACTGGCTCCCGCCCAAGTTCGATTACGTCGATCCCAAGAAGGACGTCGAGGCCGAGATCCTGGCCATCAACGCCGGTCTCAAAAGCCGCCGCCAGGCGATTTCCGAACGGGGCTACGACGCCGAACAGGTCGATGCCGAGATCGCCGCCGACAAGGCACGGACCGATGCGCTGGGGCTGAGCTTCGCTGCGCCGCCTGTCCAGAAGGAGGGCATCCCCGATGAATGATACCACGACCATCCCGACACCGATGGAGTCAAGCGTCGGGAACGGCAACGTTTGCCTGCTCTCCCGACGCGCGACACTCGCACCCGCCACGGCTGATCCCGACGCCCGCACTGTCGAGGTGATCTGGTCCACCGGCGCGCCTGTGCGCCGCCGCGACATGGCTGGTCCGTACGTGGAACGCCTCAGCCTCGCGCCCGAGGCAGTGGACCTGTCGCGCCTGCAAGGGGCCAGTGTGCTGGACGCCCATCGCCAATCCGCCGTCCGCGATGTGCTGGGCAGCGTGCAATCCGCCAGCGTCGATGGCCAGCGTGGCACCGCGCTGATCCGCTTTTCCTCGCGGCCCGAGGTCGAACCGCTCTGGCAGGACGTCCTGGCGGGCATCCTGCGGCACGTCTCGGTCGGCTACTCGGTCGAGGACTGGGCCGAGACCGCCGAGAACGGCGCACGCGTGCTTACCGCCGTGCGCTGGACGCCCCACGAGATTTCCCTGGTGCCGACGCCCGCCGACCCCGGCGCCCACATCCGCATGGAGACCCACATGACCGACACCACCATCACCCCGGCCCCGCCCGAGGCGCAGACGCGCGCCGCGATCAACACGGAAATCCGCTCCATCGCCCGCATCGTCGGGCTGGACCAGTCCTGGATCGACGGACAGATCGACGCCGCCGCGGATGCCGACACCGCCCGACGTGCCGCCTTCGCGGCGCTGGCAAGCCGCAGCGCGCCGACGATCCGCACCGAACAGGTGCGCGTCGAGATGGGCGACAGCCACGATGACCCGGCCCTTCGCGCCCGCCAGATGGGCGAGGCGCTCTACGCCCGCATCAACCCGCGCCACGACCTCAGTGAACCGGCTCGCCGCTATGCCTATGCCACCCCCGTGGACATGGCCAAGGAACTGCTGACCCTGCGCGGCGAGTCCACGATGGCCCTGTCGCCCGCCAGCTTGGTGACCCGCGCGCTGCACACCACGTCGGATTTCCCGATCATCCTCGGCAACACCGTGGGCCGGGTGCTGCGCGATGCCTATCAGGCCGCACCCTCGGGCATCCGCCGCTTGGGGCGACAGACCTCGGCGCGGGACTTCCGGGCGGTGAACAAGATCATGCTGGGCGAGGCACCGCTCTTGGAGAAGTTGAACGAGCACGGCGAGATCAAGTCGGGGACGATGGCCGAGGCGCGGGAGGCCTACAAGATCGAGACCTGGGCCAAGAAGATCGGCATCACCCGGCAGGTGCTGGTGAACGACGACCTCGGCGCCTTCGCGGACCTTGCGCGCCGCATGGGCCAAGGCGCTGCCGAGACGGAGGCACGGATCCTCGTCACCCTTCTTGAGGCGAACAGCGGCAACGGCCCGACCCTGTCGGACACCAAGGCGCTGTTCCATGCCGATCACGGCAACAAGGCGGCCAGTGGCGCAGTGATTTCCGATGCCACCCTGTCCGCAGCCCGGCTGGCGCTGCGCACCCAAAAGGGCCTCGACGGGCGCATCATTCGCGTCACACCGAAGAACCTGCTGGTCCCGCCCGCGCTGGAGACCGTGGCCGAGAAGTGGCTGGCGACCATCGCGCCCGCAACTGCCGCCGACGTGAACCCCTTCTCCGGCGCCATGTCGCTGGTGGTCGAACCCCGTCTGACGAGCGCCACCCGCTGGTATGTCACCGCCGACCCCGGCGAGATCGACGGCCTCGAGTTCGCCTATCTCTCGGGCAACGAGGGGCCGCAGGTGGAAAGCCGGTCCGGTTGGGACGTGGACGGCGTGGAAATCCGGGTGATCCTCGACTTCGGCGCAGGCTTCATCGACCACCGCGGCTGGTTCCAGAACCCGGGGGCGTGACGTGGCCGACCTCGCACAACTCACCGCCTGGCGCGATGCCCTGATGGCCGCCCGCTATCAGGGCGTCCGCACCGTCGAATACGACGGCAAGCGGGTGACCTATGCGACCGACGCGGAAATGGCGGCCGCGCTGGGCGACCTCAATCGCCAGATCACCGGAGCCACGGCACGCATCGCCGTGGTCCGCATTCAATCTTCGAAAGGGCTCTGACCATGCAGAACTTCATCCAGAACGGTCACATCATCCGCGTGACCGCACCGGCGGGCGGCATCGCATCGGGCGAGGGATTGATCATCGGTAGCCTGTTCGGCATCGCTGCCTATTCTTCGGCCGAGGGCGATCCGGTCGAGCTAGGGACCACAGGTGTCTACCATCTGCCGAAGGCGTCAACCGCCGTGGTGACGGTCGGAGCGCGTGTCGCGTGGGATAACACCGCGAAGAACATCAATTTGCCGGGTGCCGGGCGCTTCCCGGTGGGGATCGCCACCGAGGGAGCCGGGAACGGCACCACCAGCGTTGCGGTGCGGCTGGATGGCGTGGGGACCGTGGCCGCGTAATCCATCCACAAAATCGCGTTGGGGATCACAACGCGTTTTACGAACGACGATTTCGCGCCTCAATGTCACTCCACGTGCTCGCCCTCGCGGAACGCCATGTCGGTGATTTCGCGGAGGCGGGCGCGATAGTGGTCCAGCGTGCCTACATGGCCCCAGTTCACCTCATCGGGACTGTAGCCGAAGTGGTCGGCGCTGTGGACCATCAACCGGGCCAGCATGGCGTCGATCTCGATCTTGGCGGCGATGAAGGCGTCCAGAGCGGCGTCATTGGTCTTGGGCATGAGGGTCCCCGAGTTGGTTGCGAGGACATGACGGCTCTGACCAAGCAGAAAGGCAAGGCGGATCAGTATGTTCAGCCAGCGGGCGTGAAGACGATCCCACGATCCGGGAAGGCATCGCGCAGATTGGTCATCGCTTCCAGCCAGTCGTCGCCACCCCATTGGCTGGAGAAGGCGTAGGTTCGGCCGCCGACACGCAGCAGTTCATCGTCGCCGCAGAACCACCGGATCGGGTCGAAGCGCTTACCAAGTTCCGCCCGGGATTCGGTCGCAAGGCGCACGAAGTCGTCACGCCCCACTTCACCCTCGACCGAACGAAGGGCCCGGTTGGCGCGTGGCCCGCAGTGCTTGGCAACCTCCTCGGGCGCGATGCCGCTCTCCACAAGGTAGCGAAAGGTCCGCAGGATCGCCCAACGCTTCGACTCGCGTGGGAATTCCTCCGACCCAAGCCGCAGGTCATACTTTGTGTGATCGGCACCGCTGGACCGCGCCTCGCGTTCCTTGCGGACCTTTTCGCGCACGCGCACCTGGTATTCGGCGGCTTCGGGCGGAGGGATGATCTGCTGGACATCGACCAGCACCCGGCCCGACAGGTTGTAGGGCTGCAGGCGCACGCAGCGGATGTCGAGGTCGCGCTGGTTCAGCCACAGGACGGCGGTCGTCAGTTCCAGCGAGAACTCGGCCGAGGCGAGGACGATCTTCACCTCCTGGGCGAACTGGTCATGGTCGGGTTCGTCCCACCCCAGGAAGGCCAGAAGCTCACCTCGCGCATCCGCGTCATCACGGCCGATCTGGCGCAGGTACCGGTCGAACGCGGACACGGCCTGATCGAAGGTCATTGTGGAAACCATGGCCGCATAGCGAATGGCCTGCAGGTCCATGTGGCCGCCGTCTTCGGTGCGCTTCAGTTCGATGACGACAAGGTTCGCATCGCGGTCGATCCCGAGCAGGTCGATGCGGCGGCGGGAATCGTCCCATTCGCCGTATTCCTCGGCGATCACCAATGTGTCGGGCGCAATGACGGCGATGTTTTCGCGCAGCAGTCGCTGCAGATCGCGGCGCTCGTGCAGCTGCATGGCACCAAAGGTAGTCTTGTTCAGGGGCTGGATACGATCCGGCGCAAATTCGTAAATCGGCATGAAAGGCATAACCTGGAGGACATCTCCGTCACTGTCGCAGACACAATGGCAGGATGGCAACCAGGATCACGGTAGGAACGTCCCGCGAACATCCGGCGTGTCCCGTGTCGCATTGGTGTTGCACGGAGGAATCGGGGGTATTCGTAAGGGTTTGGAATCTTTGGGGAATGTGTTGTGCGGTGTTGCAACACCAAAAGCGCCCCGCGGGGCGCTCTTTTTTGGCCTAAGCCTTTGATATTGTGTTAGAAGATTTGGTTGCGGGGGCAGGATTTGAACCTGCGGCCTTCAGGTTATGAGCCTGA